GACGTTACTAAAGGCTGTATCATCTTAGCCATTGGATTCTGTGCCATGCTTGGGTCTTGCATTAAACTCATATGTGCAGAAATATGGGCATCGTGGTCTTGATAGGAAAAAGCCTTAACTGGACCTCCAGACATCATTCTTGCGTTCTCTGAAACAGGGTCATACGCAGGAATTTCGCTTTTATTAGGCAAAATTTTGTCAACTTCTTGAATTCCTGCCGTTTCCAAGAACCTTTTATGCAGTTCTCTCATGTCATACAACTGAGGGGCTTGCCCTGCTACCTGCATAGCCGCTTGCTGTTGCATCATTCTTTGCGCAAAAGAAGTGGCATTTGGGTCAGAAACGGGTATAATGTCTACTTTTTTGTCAAAATCTTCGTTTGGACTGCCATTTTCATCATATGGGTATTCTTGTACGCTTTGCATAATAATATTGGACAGCAAATTAAGTTCTCGGCGAAGGGAGCTATGCAACCGTGCGTGAATAGCGCTCATTACTTTCATTGATCTTTCAATAAGAGCTAGAGTAGTCCCGACAGGAGCTTCTTGATTACCTTCGCCGATCTGTAAATCAGCAATAGACGCAAATCGCCTTCCTTCTTGAACAAGAACGTTTAATAAGCTTGCTAAAGTTGCTGATGGTTCTTTGAACGGCAATGGCATGATATTGTCTCGTATCGCACCACTCGGTAAATCTAAATCTCTAAACTCTCCCGGAGCTATTGGAGTATCATCTCCTTTTATTCGCAACCCTCTTGCTTTAAACCCAGCAGGTAAATTGGCTAACGTTCCTGCATCTATCAACTGTCGAAGTATAGACGTTGAAGACTTTGCAATTGAGCCAATTAAATGTATTAATCCAAATCCATAATACCCAAGACCCGGTTGAAACTTGTAATGAACAAAAAATTGTGCAGGTTTTTTTAGTGGATCGTTCTCTTCGTAATTACGTCGTATTGAAAGGATGGTATTGCTGTTTTTTTCAATAGTAACAACATAGGGTAAGGCAATTCCTGTCTCTTCTCCACTTTCGTCTTTGTCTTCAAATCCTTCGATTTCAAGTTCTGCGTGGATTTCAAGGATTGTTCTAAGGTCGTTTTCACTGACTTCTGTAATCCCTGTAAGTTGGTCGTATTTTGTTTGGACATCTTCAGTCTCCCCTGTTGATGAGTCTGATAAATCAACATCTCTATAAAATCCATTTAACTGCATTTTTTTAATGAAATTTTCAGACTTTTGCATAACATGCGTAAATCTGGGGGATGACAGTAAATCTGTTGTAGAATATGAAACAACAAAATCTTCTGCTGGAACAAAAACACTTGCAGGTCGGTTTAAATAAGGATCAAAATATACTTTTCTAAAAGCTGAACCTGCCAATGCTAGTTGAAACAATAATTGTTCTGTTTCTGTTCTATACTCAGGCATTTCTTCGGTTAAGAGGTAATTCATGTAGTTTTCTACACGCCTTGACTGCTCGCCCTTTTCGTCTGAGTACGTTCCTACAACTTTTGTTTTAACAGGACCAGATGCAGGAAATATCTCCATTATAGATTGAGATACAAATCTTATTACAGCTTCTGATAAAATTGGATGATTAACGCCTGTCGCACCATCAAATGGTTGTGTGCGTATTTCGTTTTGAATTCCAAGAAGCTCTAGTCCTTCTGTATAAGTGTCTTCCCATTCCTGTCGGGAAGAACGGTCTTCTTCGTAAGAAGCAACAAGATCAGATGCCAACTCCCCCAGTTGGTCATCGTCAAGCATCTCAGCCAAGTTTTCAGAAACTTGACTATCGTCACCTTCTTCACCACCAAAGTTTATTTCTACGCCGCCATCTTCTGTCTCCACAGTCACTGCTTCAGGATTCAGTACGCCTATTTTAACTTCTGACTGGTCAGCTTCTACTTGCTGTTCCTCTGGAAGATCTTGTTCAGCGAGTACTTGTGCTGCCAGTGCTTTTTCTATTTGATTTGATGCGGCCATTTGTTCTCTTTACATAATTGGTTAAATCTTTAGGTTTTACAAGTGTGCTAAACTTTTTATAAGGAAAATAGTTTAGTGGTTGGCTTAATATTTTAGTAATATGCTTTTTTATTTCGTTCATACCAAGGTGCTTCCGTTTCTTCATAATCTGAGGGCAGTCTTAAAAATCCCCCCTGCCTAAACCTCATCAAGGCTAATGTTGTACAGTCAACCAAATCATCGTGTTGCCCGTTGGGAAACGATGCGCATTGCTCTATTAATTGTTCTGCCCACCTCGTCTGAGGATGCCATACAATCCCCGAAGCAAAGATATCGGAAACTGAATTAACCCTTGACAGCTTATCTTGACCCCTAGAAGGAGTGTAATCAGTGACTGGTATGCCAGATGAACGCAGTTCTTGTATAAGAGGCAAGCCTGCTGCTTTTGCTTCAATAAGAAAGGCATCAGGGTTATATGTTGTATATAACTCCAACGTTCTTTGTTTAAGCTCTGGAAACTCCAGCTTTTCATTGACACTATCAAGTAAGATAATATTAGGAACTTCTTCGCCCCCTTGACCAGCATAATTAAAAACCCCCCACGTTGTTATAGCAGAATAATCTGATCTGGCATTTTTGGTGTGTGCCGTGTCAACTGTTTGTATAATAAAATCACAATCAGGTGGACTGCCCCTTTCCCATTCTCTCCAATATTCTCTTTTTAGCAATGCCCCTTCTTCTGCTGTTGGGGTTTGCTGATACTGAGCAAGCCACTTCCCAATTGGAAGCTCTGCCTTTAATGCATCCAGTTCTTCCTTTGGCCAAAATTCAGGCCATAAAGGTTCTCCGTTCTCGTACATTGCAGGAAGCTCAATAACTTCCCACTGATCCGAACCAGTCCTTTCTCTAGAGGACTGAATAAGTCTGGATGTTAAATCCATTTCAGACCAACGGGTCATAACGACGATGATTGCGCCTTTTGGCTGTAAACGCTGTCTCGGACCTGATGAATACCATTCGTAGATGCTGTCGTAATACTCTGTAGTTGGATTAATCCCTGCACTTTCAGAGTGAGGGTCATCAATTATAAGTAAATCAGCACCACGACCTGTCATGGCCGCTCCAACGCCACAGGCAAAATACTCGCCCCCACCGTTAGTATCCCAACGTCCTGCAGCCTTTGAGTCGGCTCTTAAAGAAACGGCTGGGAATATCTCCTTGAAGGTTTGCGAGTCAATTAAGTTTCTCACTTTTCTACCAAACCTCTGGGAGAATTCTGTTGTATGTGTCGCTGCTATAACTTTCCTAGACGGGTCTTGTCCTAAAAGCCACGCAGGTAATAGCCAAGACGTTAGTTCGCTTTTCCCATGTCTTGGGGCTATGTTAATTATAATTCTCTTTAATTTACCTTCGGCTACCTGCTGAAACTTTTCAGCCATGATTTTATGATGTGGTCCTTCCATAAAAGGCGGCCACACCTGCCTTACAAAAGACAAAAAATCAGTTTTTGAACCTTCTATATTTTTGGCTTCCTGCCACTTTGACAATGCGCCTGATATTTTGTTTCGATGTTCAGAAGGTAATTGATCTAACTTCGACAATAAATCCTTTAAAGAAATCATATATAATTTCCTTTATACTTACATAATACACCGTTTATCCGTGCAGTGCTTATTTTTCTTTCTCCATTGTCTTAATTAATCTATCTAAGTAGTAACGTGCCTTTTTTAAATCTTCTATAGGCTTATCTTTATAAGGAAATCTCCATATATATTTAAATATTACCTGCCAGCAATACATCCCATGTGCTGTAAGTTTTACTTTAAGCTGTCTTCCTTGACTGGTCATTGCTTCCATAGCTTCTATACACTCTATTTTTGATGATGCGTAGTGAGGAGGTTGATTAACCATGTCAATCGAAGAAGTAATCGTACTGTCCGTTGTCGTCTCCGTATTGAAGCCCTCTTCTTTTCCGTTGGACTTTTTTTCTGTATTCGACAGATGATCTTTTAATTTCCCGTTCTTCGTTCTTTTTATTAAGTTCCCTAGCATCTTCTTCTCCCCTTTCTTCTGCTGTTGCCCCTTTTCGATGACCCCAGCAAGTCCACGTTTTACCAAAGTCATCAGAAAAGCAAGCCCATACCTCTGAGCCACACTCCTTGCATTTTTTATATATCGGTACAAACGTCTTCGATGTAGTGCCTGACGGCTTTGCGTATGACTTCGGCCATTGTGACATGCCTTCCTGTCTCCCTTGTTTTTTCGACAGACATCTTATAAACAGCATCTAAATCCTTTTGGGGGATAAGAAGGTTGTAAGAACGTGTCGGTTCGTTTATGGTCTTTGGTCTAGGCAATGTTTGAAAATTCCTGCCAACCAATAAGTTCTGACTGGTCAGCCTTAAAACATGCCCGTTTAAAAATGTTGTGTAATCCGTAACGTTCTTCTTGGCATAATATCTGGGCTTTCATTAAACCTGCCAATCGGTACTCTCCCTCTTTGCCAACCATAAGTGCGTAGTAATCTACGTTGTCGTTTTTTACGTTAGCAATAAGTTTGCCTTTTTCATGCGTTGTCGATTTTACATCAATGTTTTTGCCTTTGTAAAAAACGTCTCCATAGTCTGCTCCCATTTTAACCGACATGACGGCTATTGTAAAAACAAGTTGAGGATACACATCGGCTATCTTGCAAAAAGCCATCTCTGCAAAAATACCTTCCCTGTCGTACTCAAGAACATCCCATGGTTTGACAGGAACGGTCTGTTCTATATTATTGTTCCGTGCCTGCTCATATCTTTTTTTTGCAAGAATAGATCCTATCTCTTTTTCAGCTTCGTTTAAGCTTACTAGTGTATCTTGTCTATCTCTTGACATCTCAAAGCTGCCTCACACCCCATTAAAAAAATATAAAACGGTAGGTCTTCTTGAGGGGGCTTCATTACTTCCAAGTCTAGTACAGCCTGATTAAACCACGTTACCATAGCTTCTTTGTTAACTTGGAACGCTCCGTCATCGTCTATATAACAATCCAAAACACGCATATTTTATATTTGCCCTGTATTAGGGGGAAACCACAATGGGGGGGCATTGTAGCTTCCCTTCGTTAGCCACCTTGGTTGGTGTGCTTCTTTTGTGCCTTTTTTATATAATTTAGTCAACTTTTTTACGAAAATTTTTGCTATAAATTTTTTGGGCTAGGGAAGTTACTGTAAAATCAATTATTTAGGGGGTAGAGGGGCAGATGGTAGGCACTGAAATAGGGGATTTTTGGGATTTGTATGGCTGAAATACAGTACATAGTACGACAGACAATAAACAAAAAAAGGGGGGGATGGGTGATGATAAGTTTTTGAGAGCGCTAAAATAAGTCCCCCTCTTTTATATAGGACTAAGTTGGTACTATATTAATTAGTACTGAATTAGTCTTGTTAATCTTTTGACCAGTCAATAATAGAATCCCCTATATTATGGGATGCTAATCTTCAAATAGTTTAATAATATTAGGGTCTTGCATTGCCTGTAATATGCTGTCTTGCAATTCTTCTTCAGTAGTCTTTATATTTAACGTCTGGTTTGATTCAATTCTAGTTCCTTCAAACAATCCTACACCCTCGACTTTGCCCATTAACTCATATGCTCTTAACCTTGTCTGGTCTGAACTTGCAGACTCGGCAAGTAAAATCAGCCCATCTAGAGCCTTCTCCCTCAGCGCCACCGAGGAAAGTTGATGTTTCTCCTGTCTTTCCTCCTGTAAACTTTGAATCGCTTGGGTAATCTTGGGGCTATCAAGCATGACACAGCTTTCTTTGTAAATACTGGAGGGTTTCATTCCATCAGCACTATAAGCGAACTTATACGCCATACTCGCAACACCCTTGCAGTCTTGGCAATCTGGCATACCCAGAGCATACGCATTGACAAATTTCCATTGTTTATCTGTCAGCCCCATCTGTGCTTTGTTCTTTCTATTAGCCATAATCTTCCTTTTTTATAGTTTACTTACCCTAACATGTGACCAGTCAGTACTTCCTATATAATTTAACAGGCAACTAAAGAGGGGCAGAGCGCATTAAAATTCTCGTGTATGATTATGCATAAGTAACCCTCTTCACCCATCTGACGGGCTTTAAAACGTCTTGGTTTGTTCTCTTTCTGTTCTATAAAGGCTCTTTTGCCTGTATTCTATTAAATAAAAGAAAAGTTCTTTTTTTTAAATAAAATCCAAGAATAATTACCAGTCATGCGTTCTTTATATAGAAACATACTAAAAGGTGATTCGTTTATTTGGTCTGTTTCTGCCTATAGGATGTGACTAGTCAGTATTTATATATGTAAGTGTTCTAGGTATACATTCAAATGGCATTTTTATAGTTTAGATACAGTCAAGAATTTCTTGCCAAAAGCAGTTTTTGATGCTAAGAGAAAGTCTCTATTGACTTTTCGGA